TTCATAGGAGCTGGTGAATCAGTATGTTGTGCAACCATATCACAACCTTGTGCCATTAGAACTTTAGCAGCATCTGATTCTTTACCAGGATCATACCAAGTATTTACCCAAACAATATCCATCTCAACATCAGGATTCATTTTGCGAGCTCCCATGAAATATGTGTTAATTTCACGAATTACTTCTGGAATTGGATATGCACCGATATAACAAATCTTATTAGTCTTAGTCATCATTCCAGCAATAATGCCTTGAACATGTCTTGCTTGATATAGACGCAATCCATAGCTTGACATATTTTTAGATTGTTTGTATCCAGTTGCATGCTCAAATTTTACATGTGGATAACGATTAGCCATTTTTAGTGTAGCTTCCATATATCCAAACGAAGTTGTAAAGATAATATCTGCGCCTTGTAGGACCATAGTATTAATTACTCTTTCGGCATCTGGTCCTTCACTCACACTTTCCACAAAAAATGTTTCGACTTGATCACCAAAATGATCTTGTACATCTTGTCTACCAATATCATGGCGATATGTCCATCCATGATCGCCAGTTGGTCCGACATATACGAACCCTACTTTAACCTTATCCCCAGCCCATGCGCTTGTTGCTAGCATGGCTGCTGCTACGATTGTTAAAAGTTTTTTCATGTCTTTTTTTCTCTTTCTTTATCTATTTGTTGTTGAAGGTAATCTTTGAAGGGTAGTGTAAAAAATCTTACTAACTCCCATTTTGTTTATAAGCTGTTTGTTCATAATAGCATCATTAGGCCAAAGACCATATTTAAAAACAGTTGATATTAGTTCCTCAGCTCCGGCAGGTTTAATTATATATGCCGATCCACCAGCCAATCCTTGAGGAACATTAAAGTCGTCGATAGTTGGGACTGGCTGTATTTCTTTGTTATTTTTTTGTATAATATCATGGAACAATTGAGCTCGGCGAGTTGCACCAAGAGGATTATTAATTCCAACTATATTATATTTAGATTCTAAAATATATGTTGGATCTAATTTTCTTGTAAAAATTGCATCATGCTCTAAAATAAGAATAGGCTCTTTTATCTCAAAACATTTTGTCCAAAGACGAAAATGACTTATACTACAGGCCATAAGATTTTCTTTGATAGCAATAGGATATGCAGGTTTAATAAGACCTGTAGCTATACAACTAACTTTACCCTCGAATGGATAATTCCATACGATATCCCAATCGCTATAATCCTTATTAATAGTATCGGGGGTACTGGCATCAAACCTTTCGACATTAAAATCATTCCATTTTCTACAACTTTGCCAACAAGTATTTAAACCTTGTTCTGAAGTTGGATTATCTTTAACAGTAATGCAAAAAGCTTTCATTTAATAACCTTTATGGGTTTACAAAATAACTAAAACATGGTATAATAAAGAGTATTCTTTAAACAGGGGGATAGTACCTAATTTACTTTATAGTATGATTTATACCATTCAACAAACTTCGCAACTCCTACACTAATCGGAGTTTTAGGTTTATATCCTAGTTTTTGTAGTTTAGTAGTATCTGACCAAGTTGCCGGTGTATCGGCTGGATGCATAGGGACTAAGTTACGTTTTACTGGTCGACCAAATTGCTTTTCAATTTCATCCACAAAGTCTGTCAATTGAACCTGTTCTCCATATCCTATATTGTATATATCAGAGTAATTATTAAGATCTGTAGAAATTTTATTAATAATTAATTCTATTCCTTGAACAATATCTTCTACAAAAGTAAAATCTCTTTTCATGTCTCCGTAGTTAAAAAGATCAATTGATTCATTTTTTACAAGAGCATCACAGAAACTAAATAATGCCATGTCCGGTCGACCGTAAGGTCCGTACACAGTGAAAAATCTAAGTCCAGAACTCCTCGGAATCTTTGAATGTTTAAATTGACATTCATTAACTAGTTTTGACCAACCATAAGGATTATTTGGATGATGTAGCAAACCGTCTTCATTCCAAGGAGTTTCTTGACCGTGCATGACACACGATGTAGATGCATATAATACATTTTCTATACCGTGTTTTTCACACTCTTGAATTAAACATTGGGTACCAGTAATATTTGCATTAATATAATCATTTGGTTTTTCTAAAGAATCTCTAACTCCGGCATAACCTCCTAAATGTAATACAACATCAATACCTTTTAAAAGATCAGACCAGTCTTCAGGTTTACATAAATCACCAAAATGTGTCTTTACACCTAGATCATCAATTAAATGTGCTCTATCAATTTTCAGCGTAACATCATAATAATTATTATAGTTATCAATGCCAATTACATGATGTCCTTCACTGGCTAATTTCTTTGCAGTATGCATACCAATCATACCAGCAATTCCAGTAATAAAAATATTCATTATAATTAACCTTTCTTACAGACAAAAACTACACCTCTGCTTTGATTTCCTTTGGTTAGCTTTTTAACGATATTAAAATTTTCTTGAATTAGTAATTTTTCTATTTCTCTATTAGTTGCACAAACAGGATCTGGAGCGTAATTTGGAACGCTATCTCTTTCATTAAATTCTAGAAATAATTTTCCATTATCATTTAACTGATTTTTCCATATATCTAAAGTTTCTTCTGGAGTTATAGTATGGTCAAACGAATTTGAATAGACGATATCAAATCTATTAATAAACTCCGGCAATTGCTTATTAAAATCATGTTGTATAGTCATTCCATATTCTAAAGCATTGTCGCCTATTTCGGTTCCTATGATTTCTGCATTTGGTAAGTATTTTTTAAAATATTTTTGTTCCGCACCTGCTCTAGTTCCATGACATAATATCTGAGTAGCAAATGGACATTCACTGGATATATTTTTAATTGTAACTTCCTTTACATATACCCATCCTTTCTTTGACTTGTTTATTTTCTTTTGTTCTGCAATATATGCATCGTAACTTTTGTACTTATAAATTTCCATTTGGTCACTTTCCTAGAACAGTATATCCAACATTTATAGTTCCTCTTTCTATAATTTTCCACTTATTTTGTTTTGCAAAATTATTTAAGACTTGAAACAGAATATCATTTTTCTTTCCAAATAACTCACTTGTATCATGCGCTACAATATATTTGTTTACATTTCCTCCGTGCAAAGATAACTCTTGATTCATAAAATCAGGTTTATGGACTGAATCAATTACGAGCATATCACAGCTCGAAAGAGCTCCTAGACCAATTGAACTAGTTTGCTTCATATTTAGTTCAATATTATTTTCTTTACAAAACTTATCAGCAATAGGACTTAAAAATTTATAATATCTTGAAGGATCAATATCCACCATAACAACGCTTTTAGGTTTAGCTAACATAGCAGCAGAAGCGGTTCCACCTTGATGTGTACCAAATTCCATATAAACATCTTCGGCTTTTAGATATTTTTGTATTGCATCATGAATATCGGTATAACCCTTACCATGCGCTTCTTCTTGCTGTCTACGAATTTCACTATTAAACTCTTCAAGAGTTTTTACATGTCCTAATTCAGAATTAATCATTCTTTTTCCTATATATCCATACGTTGTCTTGTTTTATTTGAATATCTTCTCTCCATAAAACATCCGTAACTGCCTTTTTAACTGGAGACTGGTACCAGTCATGACCGGTAATATATCCACCTTTTTTGACTTTTGGATTCCAATCTTTAATATCTCTTACTACTGTTTTATATGCGTGGTCAGCGTCAAGAAAAATAAAATCTAAACTATTATCTGGTACTTGTTTAACTGCTTCTGTAGTCCAATCACGAATAAACTTTGCTCGAGGCCCAAATTCTTTTTGTAGTTCTTGAATAAATTTATAATATGATTCAAAGTCATATGAAAAGCCGTGCTCTGGCTTTTCAAAAGTTTTCCGCCTATGGCCTTCACCAGCACCTTCTGGTTGTATTTGAAATAGATCCACTCCGAGTAATTCAAGATCAGGGCAGTGCGCTAGTAGATAATAATAATTTTCACCAGCTCTTACACCTAATTCAGCTCCAGTTTTCAGATTATTTTCTTTAATCAAATTTTCTAACACTAGTGATCTACCCACTGGTTTACCACTTTTACTTTCTCTTTCTTTTATTCTAAACGGGTCGTAATTAATCGATATGCTTTGTAATGTATCCTTTAACTTTTTGGTCATTTGCTCTCCTTACAGATTATCTACAAATTTCACTATATTTAAATTTCCATTTACTTTGTGAAAGATTTACAATTTCATAAAGACTTTGTTCATTCCACTTATGTCCGGTCATTTGTACATGTACAAATTTTGTATTTTCATTTCTCTCATCATTTATATTGTTAGTTATTGCTAATGGACCTCTAACATAATGTATTTGAGAATTCCATCCGTTATTCATCTCTCTAAAATCTACATTTGCATTTGCAAATACCATTAAATGAAAATAATTTTGATCTACAGTATAGAATCTTCCGAATCCTTTATTTCTCATGAAATCAGTATATTCTTGAAAAGACATCCATTCTTTTGCCTTATGTATTCCTTCTTTAGTAAAAACTACCATTCCAGCGTTATATACTTTTAAATTGTTATCTTTGTCTCTCGGAAGACTTACACCCCAATTTTTTTTTACTACAGAGGCCCATCTTTCATCATTTTGTCTATTTATGTGACCACCTACAGTCACTGTTGCTCTGAGTTTTCCTTGAAACGGTTCAGTGCATGCGCCGATGTCACCAATGTCTTCTTCAAATATATTTTCTTTTAAATTTTCTATTGGAAATATGTCTAAGTCGACTGATAAAACTTTATCATACTTTAGAAATTTATTATCTATTATTGGATTTAACCATTCAAAGTACATACCATTTTTATCAACAAGCTTACTCGCAATATTTGGATTTAGATCGAGCATATACTCTGCACCAATTTTTTCAGCATATGCTTTCATCAATTTACTACTAACTTTTGCTTCTTCTGAAAGTTTGCCAGCCCAAACTTGATATATTAGGTTTTTCATTTTAAGCCTTTATTTTTTCTATTAATTTCACATCTATAATATCTTTTGGTTCATTTCTTTCTATCTTCATATTCTTTATTACATCTAAAGAAACATATTTAAAGCCATGATGATATAAGTGATAGCGTGGATTGTTAACAATATTATCAAGAGTTATTTTATAATGAGTTTTTAAATATTGATTATGAGAGTCAGCAGGCGGATTATTATAATAAATTAAATCTAGATCTTTACAATCTCTTAAACCATACAATGATAATACACTTGAACCAGTAATTATTGTATTATCATCTGGTTTTGTAGCACTTATAAGTTTTCTATAATTTGGAAATAAAATATTTTTTCTATTATTAAGAAAATGTATACTGTTATCATTAAATACTGTTTTAGCTATTCTAATAGTTTCCTCATGAAAATCATTGATATGAACAGAATGATTGCCGACATTGAATAACGCTCTAATCTTGTTTTTCATTTCCTTTACTGTTTCAAGATTTTTTGCATCTACTAATACAAATGTTACATTAGTATTTCCTCTAAAACACAGATTTCCTTTTCTTCTTATACCTTCTTCGTCTGCCCAACCCGCGCTCGATACGGCTTTTTGTTGAATAGACTCAGAATAATATATTTCTTTCATTAAACCAAGCTGGCCTTCAGAATTTAATACTTCAGATGAATGATAAAATACATTAGAATATTCATTAATTATATTCATAACTTCATTAATACGTGTGTGAGCAATGGGAAATAAGCAAATAATATGTGTATTAGATTTAAGTTTTGCATATTCTATTGCTGTTCTTTTTAAAATAGATCGTGGTAATTTCCTTTTATCAAAGTATTGATAATTGTGATCAATGTAGTAAGGATCGTTTTCAGCAGGAACATTTGTATTAATAGTATTAATAGGTCTTTGATGATATAATGCTGCTGCTAATCTATGACCACCATTTACAAGATGGCCTACAGAATTTACTATAATTGGCTCATCAACAGTATTATTAATTATCGATTTAAATGCATTGTCAAAATCTTTAAAGCCTCTTTTTCTTGGCTTTCCCTCATAAAAATTATTCCAAACTTTAATATGTTCTTTGTATGCATTTTTATAATAATCACTTAATAAATTTGATGCGTACATATATTTAATAATAACATCAAATCGCACATGTGTTAATAAATCATTTGGATCTCGTACTACATTTTTAAGATTCATTTCATAAGCTTTCTTTATAAGCGTCATACGTTTTTTTAATAGCATCCTTAAACGGCGTAAATTCATAATTAAACTCTTCAGCAAATCTTGTGCCGTCAATAGACTGATAAGGAATTTCAGCATAAGTTCCAGGTTTTTCAATAGTAATAGGACTTATATTATGATTTAAAGCTTTTGTAATTTCCTTTGCTAATTGAGCTATTGAAATAGAATGATTTGAGCTAAAATTATAAACTGAATGGTTTGTTTTCTTTGATGATAAAATATATAGCATTTCTGCGGCGTCTTCAATATATAAAAAATCTCTATAAATTGACTCGCCATTTCCATGCACAGGAATACCTTTGCCATTCAAAATATTATGTATTGAAGCTGGAATCATTCTACTATAAGAAAAATCACCTGGCCCAAATAAATTAACCGGTCTAACACTAATAACGTTCATACTATAATGATTTCTATAGAATTCACAGAATTGTGTTGACATTGCTTTTGATAATTCATACGGACTTCCTGGATTAGGCACAGCATCTTCTTTTGTTGGTACCTCTTCTTGAAATCCATATACTTTATCAGTTTCAACAACCACGACTTTTGAACACTTTGCAAACCTAGCAGCTTCTAGAACTGCAGCAGTACCTAGACCATTTATTAAATATGCATTAAATGGATCTCTATCACAATCCGCAACAATAGGTTTACCAGCAATGTGAATAATTTGTCTAATGCATTTTTCACTAACAAGTTGAGCTAATTTATTTTTATCAGTTACGTCACATATATACTGTGAATATTCACAATTTTCTCTTAGAGATCTCGACGCGCCGTAAACTTTATGGCCCATTTTTTTAAAATAACGTGCAGTATGATCGCCTAAAAAACCAGAGTGACCTGTTATTAAAATATTCATTCTATAATTCCTCTTTCCACCAATTCTTTATAATTTTCAAGTTTCGTTCTTTTTGGACCTTGCGGTGTTATTTTTGTTCTAATATGAATAAACTTTGCATTTTGTGGATTTGGTAAATAACTACATTGACACCACCTTTTATCTATAATCATGCCAGGCGCATTAGTTTTAAAACCAGCTCTAAACGCCAAGGTTGACATTACACCTTCATCTACAAATGGATGAGTATATGTCCAGTCTCTATTACCATCTAGCCCTACTCTTAATGCTTGTCTAACTTTTCTAGACATTTTATATATAGCTCCGCCCCAATATGGGCTTTCTACACTACAAAGATGTGGAAATCGCCTTGCTAATGTCCGATGAAGACCTTGCTGAATAGGTTCATATAGTCCAATTCCAGACCAATCAAAAACGTTATCTGTCATACCTACTGGTGTAAATTTATCAATATCTACCATACAGATATTGTCCCATTCGTCAAATTCTTCATGAATCATATGAACTTTTTGTGTCTCATTTGCGAGATTCTCATCGAAAGGTTTTCCCTCGATAAGTTTATATTCAGCTCCTATTAATTTTGCGTAAGCTTGAATATTGGCCATAGACTTTAATTCAAGTTCTTTCATTGTTCCATTATAGTGTTGCATCATCAAATTCTTCATGTTTGATTCCTATAAAAAATATAATTTAATTTATCCACTGACTCTCTGCTGTAACCAAGCTCTTTAAACCATTCTAACACTTCTTGTAACCCACCAAAACTATTATCTATTTCTACAAATAAAGGTGGATAATTATTTTCTATAAGAGTATTTTTTATTCCTTTTAGAACTGGAAGAACATAACCTTCAGTGTCTATTTTAATGAAATCAACATTAGTAAATTTAAAGCTATCAATATCAATAGCTTTTACTTTTTCTCTTCCCCAAAGATGAAAACCTAAATTTCGTCTATTAACATAGTTGGTTAAAAATTTTTCACCTTCTTTATCTAGAATTTTATTTCTTGCTGGAGATATTTTAATATTAGAAATTTCTAACTCTTCGGCTTTTTTTCCTACTGCATTATTGTAGCACGTAACATTGTCTAAATGTTTAGTATTTTCTACTAACTTGTCGTATGTTTCTTTAAGAGGTTCAAACCCATATACGTGCTCAAACTTAGTAGAAAAATCTTTTACTGTATTTCCAACACAAGAGCCAATATCTAAAGCATTACGAAAATTTTTTATATACGGCATGCTTTTTTTAAGTTCATCGTCACTAGGATTTCTCATAATAATATCTTTCTATTTAATCCAATACATTGTAGTGTGATCTAATATTTTAGGATCATACATTTGTATGTATGCTTGTTTATTTTGTGCGTTTTTAAATTTTTGTTTATTAACAGAATATGAAGAATTAGTAGGCTGATTTTTCGGAAATTTATCTTGCCAGCTTGGACATAACATATCATTAGCTTTCAGACTATTGAGAAATATCATTGTTTGATAAGTCGGAATACTGTTGATATTAGTCACTAATACTGTTTCATCCCTTGCATTTAAAACACCTTTTGCTTTTAGTGACTCATCCGAAATTTCTATATCTTTAACTTCTGCTATTCTTACATTTGGTTTATTTGGCAATAAAGATCTAAGAGGCTCTAATCTAGAATCGTGGTCTACTATTAAAAATTCTACTTCTCCATGCTTATGAATAAGAGGGCACCAATAGTGTTTAAATATTTTTTTATTATTTCTATATGTTGTGACTATTGTTACCATGGTTTTTCTGCCTCTATTACTGCAGAAGCACACAGGGTATCATTAACTTGATATGACCTTGCCCCAGACTGTACAGCAATTCCCCTGAAATCAGGTACTTGACTTTTTTGATAACTGAATTCTTTCACATTGTTATATCCGACTTTTTTTAATGCATCTATCATTTCTTGTTTATACCAAAGATGCTTATGTTCACCATTTTGCCATAAGAATCCTTCAGCGCATTGTAATTGAATAGGTTTATCTTCGTGCCCTGGAGGAGCAAAATTATGCTTTACAACATAGAAATTATAATAATGTTGAACAAACGGATTGTTTGTTAGATCTTCATTACTTTGAAGCCAGTTAACAAATTCCATAGGTGGCCATATAGTTCTGAGAATACCTCCGGGTTTCATTACTCTTAACATTTCTTCAAAAAAACGAATACCTTCATCTTTTTCTAAATGTTCTATAAAATGCTCACTATATACTCCATTGTAAGTATTATCATCAACTCCATCCATTGGAAGTTTACGCATATCGTACACTAATCCTCCTGGCACTGGTACGTCACGTACGGCATCCCAATTAAGTCCTCTTTTATTACTAGCTGCAATTTCTAAATATCTTGGCATGTAATTAAACTCCCATTATTTCTATCCGCGGCATGTCAAATTTTGATCTTGCAATAAAATGATTAATTTTTCCATCAGGCCGTTTTCCTCTCCATTGAAACATTGAACGATTCCAAGATGTATCTAATTCTGTTACATTAAAAATAGGCTGTGATAATTGGAGATTAATATACATCTGTTCTGTATATCTCGTATGTAAAACATAATCATCAATTGATGTAAAATTATCTTTAGCTTTTAATCTACCGACTTTAGACCATAATTGCAATCCGCCATTTAAATATCTAAATCTTTCTTTTGGATATAATTTAGATCTAGGAAACATCCAACCTGGTCCAAATAAATGTTTACCATATTCTACAATTCCTCTTTCAGAAAGAGAAACATCCATTACTCGTTTCATCCATCCGCCGGTGCCGTTTACATCATGTACTCCTAGTTCATGTACCATTGCAACATCATCAATATTAATATCAAAAATATTTTCTTTTGTATTAACAAGCATGTCTAAATCTAAACATAAAATTTTATCGTATTTTTCAAATTGACGGTCATAATATAGTCGAGTAGAATCTAATCTTGGGTCAAGATGTTTAAAAAATCTATCATGAACTAATAAGTAGTCGGCGCCGCAGTGTTTAGCATAAGCTTTAGCTGATCGTGAACCAGCCATAGCCCAGTCCGGCATATTTACACCACCAATATCTGCATCATTTGCTTCATACGGAATGTAATATTGATATATTAAATTTTTCACTTGTCATACCTTTTCATATCTGCTTCCATCATCATATTTACTAAGTCTTCAAAACTTGTTTTAGCTTTCCATCCCAGCTTTTCATTTGCTTTGGTTGGATCACCAAGTAAATTAGGTACTTCAGCTGGTCTCATAAATTTCGGATTCTGTTTTATATATCCATATTCTACAGGGTTAGTTACGCCAATATATTTAAACGCTATTTCAATAAACTCACGAATTGTCCATGTGTTACCAGTAGCAATAACATAATCATCAGGTTCTGCTTGAAGCATCATCCACATTGCTTCTACATAATCACCAGCATATCCCCAGTCTCTTTTTGCATCTAAATTACCTAGCTCAATACTATCTTGTAGACCATAATGAATACGCGCTATACCATCTGTAATTTTACGAGTGACAAATTCTTTACCACGAATAGGACTTTCATGATTAAATAAAATTCCGCATGAGGTATGTAATCCAAAACTTTCTCTATAGTTTACCATCGTATTATGAGCAAATACTTTAGCAGATCCGTATGGTGATCTAGGTCTAAATGCTGTTAACTCATTTTGAGTCATATTATCTTCCCAATTATTACCAAACATTTCTGATGTAGATGCTTGATATACCTTTGCCTCAGGCGCGTGGGTTCGGACAGCTTCAAGTAAATATAATGGACCAAGTGCATCGACATTCGCAGTATGAATAGGTTCTTGCCAAGACAATCCAACAAAACTCATCGCTGCAAGATTATAAATTTCTTCTGGATTACTTGTTTTAATTGCGTTAGCAATGCTTGAAGAGTCAGTCATATCACCAAAAATTATATTTACTTGATCTGTAATACCAAGATAATCTAAATTTTCATAAGTCTGATTTACTCTTCGAGATGCAAACCCATATACTTCATAATCTTTTGACAGTAGCAATTTTGCAAGGTATGCACCATCTTGACCAGTAATTCCTGTTATAAGAGCTTTTACCATTTAAAATTTCCTAACAATATGTCTTTTCCATTTGCGTTATTAGGGTTATCTAATTTAGTTGGAAATATAACGTCGTCATCTGTAAATTCTACTAGATCGTTTCGTATATAGGAAACTTCAATAACTTCAGCACATGTTTTTTCATTTATTGAAAATGACCTAGAATGGTTATTTCCATGAATATGATATGGAGTAAAATTTTCTCTCAGAGTCTTAAATGTATTAACAATTTTATCATAGCCATCTAGATGTTTTACATCATTTGTTAACATATCACCCAACCAATGAAATTCAATAGTCATCTGTGAAAACTGACACAATGTTTTCTGAGAAGAACACGTAAAAATGTCCCACTCAGCTCCTTCAATATCACACTGTAATACCATATTTTTTACATCACTATGGCCATTATCTTTTATAATTTGTTCTATTGTTTTTAACTTATCTGTATTACTAGATCCTATACCGACTTTATGAAAAACTAAATTAGGATCATCACTATTATGGCGATCAACAGTGTGATCGTACATATGAATCTTACAATTGTATTCTTTTGACATATGTGATTCCCATGACACATTTCTTCCAACGCCAAAAGAATATGCGGGGTTTGATGTATGAATATAATCATCAATCATAATATATCCACCGTCGTATGGAGATCCAATTCTTTTTAATGTTACATTTTTAGGTTTTCTAGGATTTACATGACTGAGTGCTGCAGCAAGTTTATTATCATCTGCTAGCAACATTTTCAATTCTGATAACATAATATTACTCCACTGAGTGTGACTTATATTCAATAAAATCTGAGTTAGTCAATTCATTAATTTTTCTTTTAACATCTGCTCTCATATCATTTAGTATATATACTGATCGAGAGAGCTCAATAAATTTAGTTCTAAAATCTTTAATCTTTTCGCATTGTCTTTTACCATCTTCGATGTTCCATAACTCACTATTAATAGCTAACAATATTACAACAAGAGAATCTATTGTACTTGAATTAGTCTCGTCTTGTTTAATACTTAATAACATGTCAAGTTCTTTACTATCACCTATTCCGTGAGCTTGCTTGATTTTTAGAATAGTAATCTTATCAAAATACTCGCCCATACTAATTTCTACATTTACTTTCATTTGTACCTCGAATAATTTAAAACCGCACCAGCCTTCAATACGTTTTTTAAATGATGACTAATGTAGGGATCCATAAAATTACTAGTGTATATATGTATTTTATTAGATGGCATAACTATCTTTGCGAGATGCATAAATCCAGAGTCAACACCTGCGTGTAAGGACGCTTTAGACATAATATATGCAATTTTATGTAAATCATTTCTTAATGTATCGTTTTCGGCCTGACCACCTACAATAATAGTTTTATAACCTATATTTTCATAAAACTCTGTTATATTCTTAACTTTATTTTTACTACATCTTCTTCGTTTTAGGTTGGCATCCCATTGCATCGTAACAAATTTTTCTGGTAAATCGGGAAAATATTCAGAATAATCTTTTACTTTAATTTTTGGGAAATCACCTAATAAGTATAATAATTTTTGATATTTATTTCCTTTTGTTTTAAAATACCTATCATTTATTATATTCGAATTAGTTTTATTTTGGCTAATATCTAATAATATATCAGAATAATCATTAGAATCTATTATTTTTAATACTATATTTCTATCAAATAAAGAAGACAATTGTTTCCATAGTGTGTCTAACTTTTTTGATTTAATTACAATATGATTTGGATCAATATATATTATACATTCATCAGGTTCATATTCAGCAAACATATTAACTGTGCAGCACCAATCTATTATATCTCCTAATCCACCAGCCTTATCATTTGATCCTAAAATTAAAGCTATCATAATCTATTTTCTCGAATAATTTAAAACTGCACCGGCCTTTAATACGTTTTTTAAATGAATACTAGTGTTTTTATGCATATAATTACTAGTGTATATATGTATTTTATTAGATGGCATAACTATCTTTGCGAGGTGCATAAATCCAGAATCAACACCTACATGCAATGCGGCCTTCGACATAATATATGCAATTTTATGTAAATCATTTCTTAATGTATCGTTTTCGGCTTGACCGCCAACACCTACAACAGTATATCCTAAATTATTATAAAAATTAATAATTCGAATAATTTCATCGGTAGTACATCTTCTATTTCCAAATTCTGGATTAGAACGAATTGAATCTAAATTAGGCCTTCCAGCATCCCATTGCATCGTAACAAATTTTTCTGGTAAATCGGGAAAATATTCAGAATAATCTTTTACTTTAATTTTTGGGAAATCTTTATGGAATGATAATAAATCTTGGTATTCTTTATTTTCTTCGCTAATATTATAGGTATAATAATTTATATAATTTAAATTATTCAGACTCGATGATGGGTATATCGGCAATAATTTAAGTGACATTTCAATGGGTTTAAATAATGAGCTAATTTCTTCCCAACCAATAAATGCTAATTCTTTATATATTGATACACACATATCATTTTCTCTTAATGCTATCATATTAGCTGTACACAACCAATCTATTCTATCACCAAGTCCAATACCTTTAATATTTAAAGAAATTACTAAATTTTGCATAGTTTATTCCCTCGAATAATTTGGAATCGCGCCAGCCTTTAATACATTTCGAAAATGACTACTTGTTCCAATTCCTGTTCCAATATCGGCGTAGTTGCTGGTGTATATATGAAGTTTATTAGAAGGTAAAATTATTTTAGCTAAATGCATAAATCCAGAATCTACACCAACGTGTAGATCAGCTTTTGATATTATGTATGCTATCTTATGTAAATCATTTCTTAACTCTCTAGTTGAAGATTGGCCACCTACAACAATAGTTTTATAACCCATATTTTTATAAAACTCAATAATGCGAACAACTTCGTCTTCTGTACAACGCCTCTTAAATTCTGCTGCATCCCATTGCATTGTTATAAATTTTTCAGGTAATTTAATCTGATTAGAAAAATCTTTTGGTATAATCTTAGTAAAATCTTTAAATTTTGTTAAAAGATCTTGATAATCAGATTTTACTAATTTAGATGTACCTCGATGATTATAACCGATATTATATTTAGGATAATTCAAAAATTTTAAATTTTTATCATAGTCACCATCTACTAATTCAAGTATCATATGTCTAGGCTTAAACAGAGATGACAATTCATCCCAACCTTTAAATCCATATTGTGAGTTTTTATATATAGTTACCCAATCATCATTAGCGTCTTGGGCTATCATATTTGCAGTGCACAGATAATCTATTCTATCACCAAGTCCAATGCCTTTAATATTTGATGGAATTACTAAATGCTGCATAATTTATCTTCTTTCAATATCGCTTTCTTCACATCTTTCTCCGAATTGAATTTCAATAACATGGCACGGTCCGTTACCTACACTAATTGCTTTATGCCAAGTTCCAGCATTTATTACCATCGTATCATGAGGTTTCATTATAGTTGATTTCATATCTCCACTATAATCTTCAGTAATCATACATAATTTACCTTTCAAAACATACCAATGTTCAGTACGGTACTTATGCCTTTGGTCTGATAATGATTTGTCAGGATCAATAACTAACTCTTTAGTTTTAAATGTGTCCTTATCATCAAGTACACGATAAAATCCCCATCTTGTTTCAGTCTTTTGTGTTTTCCAATCATTAAGTATTTTACTTGAAGAATTTTTTTTATGAGCACCTCCAATTCCAAATTCAAAAGATAAAGTATTTTTATCTGATATTGTCATATCTTCTTCTGGAATATTTGTAGTGGTTCTATCTCCACCGTTCATAAAACATATTTCATGGCCAGTAGTATTTTTATCTGCCATACTTATAAGATGTTTTGCAGAGCCATCATCATCATTAAATTCTATTACTTGAAAATCACACTCGAGTTTTAGTCTTCTTATTATATACGCTCGTTCTTCCCATGGCATAAAGAAAGAGCCCTTTTTGCGTACTAACCACTCATCACTATTAGGACCAATGTATAAAAAATCACAGCGGGCTGATGCATCTACAATATAGTCAATATGACCAGAGTGTAGAGGATCAAACCCGCCGCTAATTATTCCAATTTTCATAATATAAAACTCACTTTAAAATATTACTTACCTTTTGTATAACCTTCCTTCGCATAGAAGGCCGCTACGATTGCTGCAACTGATACAAAATATGTTGGAGCCATATCACCTAGAATATTTGGAGCAGCTTCTAAACCAATCCAATTAGCAAGAACCACAGCAAATGGATAAAGAAGCATTCCAGCAAGAGCAAACCATGCCATACCACGCTGAGCATCTTCTTTCTTATCTTCGTTTTCTATTCTTTCACGTTTTGCTTCAAGGTCCATTATTTTATCTGCTTGCGCCATTTCTTCATCAGAAACAATGCCATCTCCATCAGTGTCTAAATGTGCATACTTAGAATCGTCTTGTAGTGTTTTACTTTTTTTAGCCATGCTGTTTCCTTATAAAATTTACATGACAAAAAATAATTTATGCTGCAGGTGCAGACTCACCTTCAGTTTTTGTTGGGGGTGGGTTTTTCTTAATGAAGTCTTCTACAATTAGATTAAGTTTATCAAAAACACCGCCTACTGTCGATAGATCAGCAGCTTTAAATACTCCAGCTTGTGTAGCAGTATCAAAAACAGCTCTCATAACCATAAGATCGTTCATACTAATTTGAATATTACCAGCCTCTGTGTCTTCTACTACTTCAGCATCTTGAATTTCATCAGTCATTTTTTATCGTCTCCATTAAATTGATTGTAGTATTATATATATTATTATTTATATAGTCTAAGCATACACTGAATTAAATTGTTGTGTGCATCGAATAAATGTAGTACACTTACTTAATTGTTTAAGGTTAGAAGCGCCAGCATAAGTGCAAGTGCTTCGCAAACCGCCAAGAATATCTTGAATAGTATTTTTAATTGCACCTCGATATGGTATTAAAACAGTTCTACCTTCACTCGATCTGTAATTTTTAAGACCTCCAAAGTGTTTATTGTTTGCTGTATCTGAACTCATTCCATAGAACTGTACAAACTGTTTTTCTTCAATTACTCTATTACCAATACGATCTGTAAGTTCATTTGTTATATATTTTTTAGTAATGACTTCTCCGCCGCCTTCGTCGTGTCCAGCTAACATCCCACCAAGCATAACAAAGTCGGCTCCTGCAGCGAATGCCTTAGCCACATCTCCAGGGCATGTACATCCACCATCAGCAATGATATGGCCTCCAAGACCATGCGCGGCATCAGCGCACTCAATAACAGAAGACAACTGAGGATAACCAACACCCGTTTGAATCCGAGTAGTGCAAACACTCCCAGGACCAATGCCCACTTTAACAATATCGGCTCCATTTAAAATTAACTCCTGTGTTTGATCTGCAGTCACAACATTCCCTGCAATGATTACAATGTCTGCATAAAGAAGTCTAAATTCTTTTATAAAATTACTAAATCTTACAGTATATCCATTAGCAACATCAATACATACATATTTTAATTGATCACCAACTTGCTCGTAAACTGTTCTAAATTTTTCATGATCTCGATCACTAATACCAATACTCATTGCGGCATATTCAGTACGTAAAACATTATCACTATCAAAATAATCTACAAGATCATTAACGCTATAAGTTTTTACTAAACACGTAAAAGCAGATTCAAGTGATAATTTATCTGCCATTTCAAATGTACCAACACCATCCATATTAGCTGCCATAATAGGAATGCCCTCATAATTATATGGTCCAGTGCTATTTGGATAATCTGGGCTATAATTTAAAAAAATAAATTTACGTTCTAAATCAACTTCTTTTCTTGATTCAAGAGTGCTTCTTTTAGGTCGAATAAGAACATCTTTATAGTCAAGCTTCATATCATCATCAATGCGCATTATAATTCCTCGTCATGTATATGCAATTGAATAAGAGCATAATGAAGAATTTTCATTAAGTCTTTACGAGCATCATCTCGAGTACCTTTATTTCCATATCTATTAGCATACTTATCGACATTACCCATACAAAAACCAGTGCCGTGTCCTCGGTCAATGATTACTTCAGTTGATTGAAATTTATTAGTGGAATAATGAGCTCCATATGTACTATCAATATATTTTTGAAACTCTTCAATATATTGATTCTCGTTAAATTTATACTCAATACTGTTTTTCATTCAATTTCCTCTAATTCATAATATTCCATTACTTCATTTGTTTGAGATTTTGCTATTGCTTCTGCTTTATCCCAATCAGCTTTATCTAATTCAAACTCTATTATTTTATCTATTCTAACATTTTCGACATCTGGCCAGCCAAGACTCTTAAGTGCGTATGTTACTGTTTGACCAGCATTATCTAAGATGCCTCTACGAATACATATCATAGCTTTATATCTCATGGCATTGTAAATAAGGCTCTTACGCCGCTGTCTTTATCTGTAGGCTGTCTAGCAAATACTACCCATTTATATGCAAACATCGTTTCTCTTGTGGTACAGAATTCTCTGAAAGATGTGCCTGTTGTATACACATCATCAACTACCAACCATGGGTGTTTTTGTTCCCACTCAGAATATTTTTGAAGAGCATTTTGTAATTTAACACCGCCGCGAGGAATACCAACAACCTTTGAAAATGGTTCCTTTTGATAGTCCATAATCATTGATGCTAAACAATCCCATTCTTTATCAGATACAGCATCCATTTCTATTTTCCATTCCATAGGAATGCCGGCATGGGAAGTAAATTTTTGTTTTTGAAAAAGATCCATTTTTTATCCACTTATATAAGGTGTGTCACCTACTTTTGCTCTTCGCCATTCTTTTTGATTAAACATTTTTCCTTGAAGTTCTGTTATATGTCTTATTTCATTATCTATATTGTCTTTACTGTTTTGTTTTTTTACAGTAAGTCTTTTCATTGTCAATCTTTGCAATCTATATGAGAGCGCACTTTCAATCCAATCAATATCTTCTAAATTTAATTTCCAATTATCAAGATTAGGCTTTACCATTATTTGCTCATTCCTTGAGGATCATATTGTTCACCATTATATGCTGGATATTGATCATCCTCAACTCCAGAATTACAGCCAACTACTACTATCGCTAAAAATATACAAGAGACAATAGTACCTTTTTTCATCCAATACATAAAGCCATCGAATGCTCGTTCAGCTTGTTGTTGTGCTTCTTGTCTGATTATTTCATCACTCGGTTTCATGATTGACCATCTTCCATTCTATAAAATACATGTGCGCCCATTTGAGCTATTTTAGTAAACGATTTCGCCCAATTTGGAGAAACGTATGTTGCATGATAGTGTGTGGCACCTTCAGTTATTCCATGCCATTTACCAGTAGTGTACATTGTAATAGCATGATTAATAGAGCGTTCCCATGCTTCAGCATTTTGTGGCTCATCTGCTTTACCGTCACAATACCAACTAAATTGGCATTTATTTAGTAACGGTTCACCCTTATCGTTTAAATAAGATTGGTGCACGACCTCACATGGAGTGTCTGGATATTTTTTATGCTTGACTCTATTTAGTACGACATCAGTAACAGCCATGGCATCTATTAGAGATGACGCCATGGTTTCATAGTATATATTTGTAGCTAGGCATTGTACTTGCCTAGCTTCTTCTTCTTGCGCTACTCGAATAGCTTCTTGTTCAATTGCTAATTCATTAGCCA